TGCGCCTGACTGCCTGACGTGCTTTGCGTGGCGTTGTTAGCGTTGCCGCTCATATCATACCAGAGCGAGACAAAACCTGCTGATGCACCGCAATGCGTGGCGATGGCTGCCGTATCTAAGTCGCCATTGCTGTCGAAACCAATGTCTGCTTCAGCGTCATCGCTAGCACGCCGCACCTTCATGCAGTTACCTGTGTAATCTTTGTCCAGCTTGCGCACTGAGTAAGCGGCAGCTGCGCCTGTGTAGGTGTCTAGGAGTAAATCAGAACTAGAAGCAGGTTGTTCTGCAACGGGCGGAGGTGCGCTGTTTAACGGAGACCCTGAATCGTATTCTACCTTGATGTAATTGCCTGAGCCGATTTGACCAATACTAGATCCGCGCAGTAATTGCATATTGACATCTGCACCCTGGGCATTGGTGTACACAAAAGCACCACAGTCAACTACCGTAGTGGTTATATCAAATCCTACAAAGCCCTGGTTAGTAGTAATCTTGTTCGCATACTCCCAATGACATTGAGGCATACACAAGTACCAATAGTTAGCTGTGTCAGGATATGAAAGAGTGGTTTGTCTCCGGCTGTTGGGATGCAGTCCGTTATGTTCTTCAGTAGAACCATTTGTACCTGCAGCACAGTCTGCTAACAATTGATTGCCGCTAGTAGAGTTTACTGAACTTGCGTTTATCTGTGTAGGAGAGGTAAGTACAAAGGTTTTGTAGTTGACCGTAAAGAAGTCAGAGCTAGCAGACAAGGAAGTGCCTTGAGTGTTTTGCAGCCCAGAAAGTCTCAAGTAGTATGTATTTGCTTGAGCCAACGACGTACTGGCAGCACCAGCTGTTCCTGCAGTGACTAAAAACGTAACGTCTTTATTTAGCGTGTACGGACTTGCAGTGTATGCCACTCCGGTATACGATGCTCCATCTGTTCCAACCGGATCATAGTACGTAATGGATCCTGTAACGCCTGCATCAAGGTTAGATGGATTTACAGTAGACCACGTTGCAGTTGTGACTGTATCAGTAGCGCCATGTTCTATAGATCCTGTAGGAATACCATTGGCTACAAAGCTTGTAATACTGGGAGTTTGATAATGGATAAGCACATCCCTTAACACACTCTCTAAGGAAGTTCCTGAGGAGTAAGTGCCTGGGTCTGTAAAAAAGAGGCTAAGCTCTGTAGGATCTAAAGACGCGGCAAGCTGCGGCCCTGGAAGGTTGGCAATCGATGCAGTGTTTGCATTTATATCAGCCTGCAAGGAAGTATCTGCTGAAGTCCTTGCACTAGTCTCTGTGCTCAGATCTACTTGAGCTTGAGAGATGTCTGCAGCATTTGTTCCTATAGCCGCAGTGTTGTCTTCGATGCCATCAGCAGCATCTTGCAAAGCTGTTTTAATATCTAGGTTGTCTGCCAGACGCGTACCTGTAAACGTCCCAAGATCTGTGGCTAATGGAGTAACACCTGTAAGTGCAGCTGAAACTTCTCCTCCCCCAGCATAGTAATTGGTCATCGATACAGGACTAACAACCACAGTGTTATACACCGATTGTGATTGCACCGTAAGGTTAACCACGTTATTAGTCTCAGTAACAACTACGCTAGGAGCAACAGGAGACGCAACAGTTATGCTCAAGCTTGCCATTAGTACGCGCTGTTGTTTTGAATTTGAATCTTGCCCTCTAGAACCCGTCCGTCGTTTCCTGCACTACCGTTAATATCGATGTAGTAGATCCCTTGATTAAAAGTCAAAGCATTTACAGCTTCAACACTCAAGTCAATATCAAATCGTCCGTTAGCTAAATCGCTGTTGGCATTTGTGTCCAGGTTGTATATAGTTGCAGCATCTGATAAGTGTTGCTTAATGGACAGCGTAATGGTGCTGCCAGACAAATCAGCTTCAACATCGCTGTTGTCTTTATACACAATCTGAACTACCAAGGGAGTGTTTCGCTCCGCTGTAATGTTGTACGTTCCTGCAGCCATTAGATCAGGGTATAGTCGTAAATGTTAGGCTTTCCAGCGCCGTTATTTTCTAAGATGGTTATGCCACTAGAACTTGTCCAGCCGCTAGACTCACTGTAAAAGTTGCCTGTAAATAAAGGAGCCACACACAATGAGCGATAGTTAGCTTGGTCCCAGTGGATGGAATCTTCTGTGCGGTATTGTTTCTTACTGCGACGGCTATGCCAGTGACCTCCTAATAAAATATTGTAGACCCCTTGAGAACCATGCTCCCAAAAGATTTTAGTCATGTCGTTTTTCGAAACACTATGATGGTTGTGAGACATAATGTATTGAATACCATCAATTTGTTTCGTGAGAATGAGCGGATCCCACTCTACAGTCAACATCGGATTACTTTGTTCAAGCATAAAAGCCAGCAACTGCGCGACACCGCCTTTCGGGTCGAGGTCGGTCTTGATGCTTGTTCGGTCATGATTTCCGCTTACTATGCTGATCGCAGAGAGGTTGTGGACCTTGTCCATAAAGTCCCTCAGAATTTTATAAGCCAGAATCACGACGTTGGAGCCATAGCCGCCGTGCTCGAGTTCTTGCCAAGTATTCGGGTGGTTCAACCCAGTAAAGCTTTCAATGAAATCCCCGAGCATTACGACCTCGACGGTTTCGTATTGAAGTCTATTCATTTGCCGCGCCGCTTGATCCAACCGGTCAATGATCACATCGTACCCAAAATCGTCCGTCAGCTTCAAGCCCTTGACGTGGCTGCCTATATGAAAGTCTGCCAGAACTAAAACACCTACACCGTTGCCCTTAACTACACGCGGTTGGAACTCCTGTACACTTTTACGGTAGCTGTCCAGGAGAACCTCTGTAGTTGTGTTGTGAAGGACTTGACGGGGAACAAGCTTTAGCTTGACCTGGTAGTTGGTAGAATCACCAGTATCCCAGCTATTGGCAGTCCAACTAGAGACTTCCCACAGTGTAGTATCAACTTCAAAGAACTCAATTGCTTCTTCTAGTGTGCTGATGCTAGTAGAGCCTTTGTATGACAGCTCTTGCTTACCCTCGCTGTTTGTTCGCGACACCTGCTGGTGCATGCGATGCTGAGGGTTATTGCTGGTTGATTTGTATTCAGAGATTTTGCGCCGCAATGTTCGGTGCTTTACTTCTACTGAATCTTCTTGTTCTAGAATGAGAGTGGCCAGTTTACGGTTACTCTCATTGGGCCATTCCGCGATATAACGCTTGATGATATTTGTTAGTGCCATGTGAGCTTAGAGCTCACTTTAATATAAGACATAAAGCCTTACGGATTCTCAATATCCTCTGAATTGATTTCGTTAACCTTCAACGACAAGCTGCTCTGGGCCTGTTCAACATCAGCCAAAAGGCCAATCATAAAGGCCTTTTCTGCCAAGTCCAACTTTACAATTGCTCTTGCAGCTTGCGTTACTTTGTCTTCAGTGTAAGAGTCTGCCCCTGGATACATCAACATCCGCACATATCGTCAGTGCCTTGCAAGAAGTCTTGCAAAACGGTTACATCAGTATTGATCTCAGTAAGGAAAGCACTGTCCATTGCTGTGCCGTGCTCAGCTACTTTGGCATAAATCAACTGCTGCAATGCTTTGGCTTTAACAAAGTTGTCCATTACGCTCCGGTTCATTTGACAGTTGCATTGACTGTCTAACAGTTTTTGAGCCAGAGTACTAATAGCAGCTTCTACGTCAGGCATCAAGATGATATACTGCAGTTCTTCATCGGACCCGTTGGTTACCGTGTAGTGGTATACACCCTGCTCTAAAGCTGTCCTAGTCCAAACAATGCTTTCATCTGCTGCATTGAAGAACTCACCATTGTCCTCTAAGTAAAGCTCACTAGCAAGTATGTCTGCAGGGCTGATTACATAGAGTGTAAATCCAGCTTGTTGGATGTAAGTACTGCCGTCAGCTTGCGCACCGGTTTGTGAAAAGTAATCTCCATTTGGAAAAACAAACACAAAGGTAGGATTGGCAAAAGATGAGTCTAAAGCTGGGGAGTACAAAGTACCTGTGATGCCGGTAGTAAAAGACCAACGTGTGTATGTCTGTGCCATGATATAGAGAAAAAGAAAGGGGCAGAGTTACCTCCACCCCTTTCAGCAATTAGACCTTAAATGAACCTAAACTCGGTTACGCTACGTCTTGGAAATTAGCCGTAACACTATTAGGCACAAGGATTTCAAATGTTTCGACATCTTGGTAGCTACTACCTGTGTTCTTGTCAAAACGAACCTCGCTGACTTTGGTAAAGACACGCAAATTCCATGCAGTAGTTGTAGAATCTGCGGTATTCAATGCTGCAGCTACATCGGGCTCAATCACAGGAAACTTGATACGGTTTGTGCGACCGTATTGAGGAGCCAATGCATTCAACAAAAACTCTTTAGCCTCTGCAGAAGTGTATCCTTTGCTTAGCGCAGGAGCGGTCGTTGTAGCAATCACAGCACCGTCAGAAGCAGCAATCCGAGCAATGACGTTGTCAGGCATATTGATTGTTACTTCATTACCAACCTCACTTGCAGTGTAAGTCTTGCCATCACCAGCCTCCAACGTTGCATTGTTGATGGCAGTTGCAAGAGCAGCCGGAGTTGCTGCAGTAAATGTGCGGCGTGGGAAAGCTTCACGACCGTCGGTTACGTCAATGATGAGGATTTCATAGTCTTCATCAAAAGCACCAGTAGCCAGAGTAGCAAAATTTACAGTAACAACGCCCGCTTGAGCAGCTGCGTAATTATCCTGCACTTCATTTGATGCAGTATCAAGGGACGAAGTGATGGCACCAGCTGTGATGTCTGAAGCAGGAACGCCCATTTCCGCAAGGGTAATAGGAGCAGCAGCTGCTTTTACATCGATACAACTTGCGAGTACATTGGTGGGGCAGATCAGAACTGATCGTTTGGTTTTAGCCATGATATAGAGAGTATAGGGTTATTCAGATGATGAGAGCTCGTTGGCGTTAGTTTGGTACCGGGGAGACTGGATTGCTTCTAGAATGTTTTTAGTTGCAATGTCTACAATCTCTTGATGGGTATGCTCGGCTAACTCGCTAGTCTGATTTAATTGTAAGTCAATTTCCTCAGGAACCCTAATGTAATCCATGGATATCCCTTCTAATATGAAACTTTCATTGTCTTGAAATACCTTAATATCTTGTTGAGACAGGATAGCAGAGGGTGTTTCTATTTGACTTCTAGAAAAAGGATCCTGTTGCAAGTGGTACACTTCACTGTTGTCTACGATGCGAACAGGCACTGTAGTTAATGCTCCTCCTACCGCTGCAGGTTTACAACGGTCTTTGTAAATCCGCGCTCGCAAGTTGACCAGGTACAGGTAATTTACCGGCAAATCAAACTGCTGAAACTCAACACCTACAGTAGCTGCAGCTTGATCGACATAGTCAATAGCCATAATCTCCCGCAAGTCGTCTAACCGTTTTTGATTGGCTACAAAACCCAATTGCTTTTGATCGGAGTGCGCAAAAGCTCGGTCTTTGATAAACCGTTCTTGAGCACGGTTCAACCAAAAATCGATTTCATCTGGCAAGAAGTTGTCATAGGCATAGCTGCCTACTTTTTGCAAGCCTTGATCAATAGCGTAGTGGAGCTCTTGAACGGTCACAGCTCAACGCTTATAGTAGCTGAAAAGTCGATTTGAGGATATTCTCCTGCCGCAATAAAACTGTCCTCTGCAAAAGTCACAAAGCCAGGAGCAGCAGTAATCACAAACCGCATATCACTCAGGTCCGCCACCGTGTCAAACCCGTTAGTAGCGCTATGAATACGCTTGGTGTCGGGATAAGTAATACGTTGGCCGATGTCTGTATTTGGTGTAACAGCTCCACCGTCATTCTTAGTAACGTGCAAAGTCAAAGGCGTTTCGTTTAACGGAGTCCAGTAGGTGGAATTAGCGCTAATGGTTGCACTGTTTGCTGTTAACCGATCGTAGAGTAGGTATAAAGGAGATTCACTATAATCTCCCACATACAGCCAATTAACGGTCAAGCCCGCTGGAGGCAGCCCTTCCAAGAAAGCCACTAGCTCTTGCTGTGCTGTAGTACCTCCTGTAAGAGGCCAGGTACCTGATGCAGCTACCTCTAGAGCATCTGAGCTCAATCCATTAAACCCGTTGGTACCTCCGTGGCTTAAGTCTTGAAATTCAGTACCCCAGCTGGCTCTCATCCTTACGCCTACTTGCCCAGGCAATACATCTGTAGGTTCAAAACCGGACAATGGTCCAGAACCGTGTGTCCAGCTTTGACTAAATTCTGGGTCGTCAGGATGTAAACCACGAGTTTCAATGTCATACGGATAAGCAGCTGCACCGCTAAAACGCACTTCAAATGTGCTAGGCACACTGTCCCAGTCTAGGAAAAAGGGATTAGAGGTATTGGTAGGAGCGTACTTGCCTCCAAGGATCATTGTAGTCTCTAGATCTAACGTGTAGCTAGCTTTAGTTCCGTCTACAGAGTCAGACTCTCCGAGCATTGACCAATTGTCAATGTCAGTCCAACCATCCAAAGAGCTGCCTGTGTATTGGTACACTCCTGGAGCATCCCCAGCTACACACGCTAAAAACCCTAGACAACGCTGTTTGGCGTTTTGATCAAAGGCCTCACTCAAGGCGGTATAGAAACCAATTCCCTTGACCTTATTAGAATTTAACTCAATCAGATTGTGATTGGAAAATTCCGGTGTTGCAATTGTATCAACGAGTAAAAATGGCATTATCCGAAGTTTAAGGTGAAGTCCATACCTGCTTCCCAGGCACTCGTATTAACAAATTCACACAACACATATGTCTGTGCTACCCCAGTAAACCCTTGAATCAAGCCTAATGCCTGTAGGTCTAGGTCTAGTTCATGAACCGCTACGATACCACCCACGACGACGGCAGGTACTCCGGTAGCCCCAGGAGCTTTTACTTGAGGTGTACCGGAATGAAAATTTGCTTTAGGCACACACAGAAGATGCAGAATCTCTTCCATCTCCAAATAGCCTCCATCGTTAGTAAACGGGTGGTTGTTGTAGTCAGAACCTGCTTGAAGATCTTGCTTTACAATAGATGCTAGACCACTGGCTATTGCTGTATTAATACTGAACGGAATAAGTGTTGGAATGACATTAAGAGCCAGTACGGTGTCAAATGAAGTATTCAGTATATTTAAAACAAAGGCAGGAAGCACGTGCTGCATGGATAGAGAAGTTGTCTTTTCACCACCAGCAAGCAAAGCAGCTGATCCTGTAAATGAGCTTGTCATAGAAACAGCTCCTCCAGATGTAGACGGTGATACGAAATAGTCGCTAGTAGCAGCGCCCAAAGTCAGCACGTTAGCAGTAGCAGCGTAGTCAGCAGTATTGTCTACGTTAAAGCTGCCTGCAATCTCTGAAGCATTCGCATTAACGGTTAGGTTTTCGGCCAACGTGAACGTATTGTTCTGAACGGAAACCTCAAGACTATTGATATCTGTTTCAAACTCAGAGACGCCTACAAGCGTCATATCAAAGTTGTCTAGAGAAACCTCAGTACCTACTTCAAACAAGAATGTATTAGCGTTTCCAGAGGTTTGTGTAGTACCTCCATTGTACAGATCAAGGTTATTCAAAGCGGTAGAAGGCACCCCAGTACAAATGACCCGAAGAACGTCTTCTAGACTGGTTCCTTCATCAAAGACATACCCTTCGTCAGCACCGCCTACGCCACCGGAAAAGGTAACTTCTAGTGGTTCAAGCAATACGCCAGATGAACCTGAGGAGAGTGATGAAAGGAAGTCAGCCAGTTGAGGTGACTCCACTTCAATGCGACCAAATTTATCGGTCTTAAAAGTACCCTTAGTGCGGCGTCGTAGACTCATGATTCAAAAGCTTGAAGCTTGGCTTTAATGTCCTGAAGCATGCCACTGTTGCGTTTGAGTTTCAAAGCCCGTACAGCTTGCTCCATGTCTTCTCCGAGAACTTCATCACCATACAAGTAGGTGTTGCCGCTTTTACGCAAAACACTGCAATCCAAACACTCTTTAATCAGAGCAATGGTTTCCAGATTCTTGTCGTTGGCTACCCGAATAAATTCAGCTGGATCAGCTTCCATCATTTCTTCTAGTGCCAATTCCTTTTGATCCTTGGTCAATCCTGTTACAGACTGCCCGTTGGCTTTCAACACGGTTTCCATGCGGACTTCATCTTCGCAGATCAGAATCAAATTCTTATATGCATCCTTACGTTGCCGTGTTTCTGCTACCCGCTCTTTCTCATCCTGAGCTGGATCAAAGAAGTAATAGCGGGTACCGTTGATATCCTTGTCTTCTTCCTCCGCTACATGTGGGTGGTTGCATGCAAACCGGAACTTGACAAAGTCCATAGGGTTGTTAGGCTCACCATCCTCAGATGTAGAGATGTCAAACTCTACTCCTTTCTGCGGCACCTCAATGCTCATTTCTGCATAAAACCTACGCACTGCATTGCTCCAACCGGGATCTGAATGACTCATGCCCATGACTGAAGGCAAGATGTTTTTCTGCTCTGTCAAGCTCAAGCCTTTAACCAGGTTTCCATTCTTGTCAAACACGCTACCTACGCGGCGTTTAGCATCGACATAGATGTCATCTGGCAGGTTAGTGGTATTGTCACGACGGAACAGGTAAATGATTTTTTCGCTCATAACTAGATATATGTTTAGGGGTTTTCTACGTAATTCATGGGGCGTGCAGTCGCATTTGTTTTGTTAGACTGCACGCGGGTCCCCTGTCCTAGAGAATTGAATCTTACACCTAGGATTGACTCAGACATGTTGCGCCGTTCGCAACGATGGCCGTTAAACTTTTTACTCATCCACTGCAACTTTCACAGTCTTCAGGACTGTCTATGTTGCAGCTCAACTCTCCGCTTTCTTGCTTGTCCTGAGTCTTCTTGACTCTTTCAGGATTCAAAAAGCTGATGTCGTTTTCTTCGTTCATTACCTCCGGGCTTTACGAATAATCTGCTTCCGTGACCGAGCTGCCTTCCGACCTACAGCCTTGATCTGACGCATAGACTTAGACAGACCACGCTTAGACTTATTGACAGCCTTCTTGTTGCTCCGAGTAGCCTTCTTAGCAGCAGTAGCTTTCTTACGCTTTTCAGCAGGAGTAAGAGCCTTAGCAACTGGTTTTCTAACCTGAAGAGTGGCTTTGGCACCAGAGGATACCGGACCTGCTTTCTTCGCCGTTGCCTTCTTAATAGAGGCGTCTCGTTGTGGCCCTTTACCGTATGCGGAGTTAATTCTGTTCTGAACCCGATTGTATTCAGGAGTGCCTTTAGTCAAGTTCTTACGCCGCGCAATAAGCTTGTCCAGGTCGGCGTCATTCTTCTTAGCGCCTTTGTACGTTCCTGCATCCGTAGTCTTAGGCTTTACTGGTTTTAGAGTAGCCTTTTTAGGTGTGTTCTTAGGTGCAGGTTTAGGAGTCAGTGGCTTGGGCGCATTCATTCGGACTTTAGGTGCCCTGCGTTTGTTTGCGGCTGAACGCTTGACTGAACCATCTTTGTTCTTGCCTGCAGATCCCTGTGAACGATTTTGAGCTAGTTCACGGGGGCTTTTAAGTTTAACTAGAGAAGTACCACCTTGGCGCATAATGCGCTTCTTGGATTTTTTAGATGTCTTGTAAGGCATGACTTAGCATTTCCAACGTCTTCGTGCTTGACGAATACGTGAGTTAGGGTTGTTACGGGTTTTAGCGCTGCTTCTTTTTAGCTGTCCCAACGAGCGAGCGCAATACGACTTGCGGCGTTTAGCCGATTTAGATCCCTTCTTTACTTTACCCGTTACAGCTGTCTTCAGCTTGGATCCTGGGTTAGCTCTGCGATGGGCAGCAACGCCCTTCTTAGTCATGCCTGCACCAGACTTGGTAGAGCGGTAGTTAGCCCCTTTACCACGTGTGGTGCGACGAATAGCAGTTTGCCGTTTTTTGGTTACAGCCATTACTTCTTCGTCTTAGCCTTCCGTCTTTTACTTTTCTTCTTCTGTGAATTCTTAATTGCTTTATTAGTAGGAGCTCCTGCTGATCCAGGTTTACGCATACGCTCACCAGACCCCGCTTTAATGCGGTTTTGTTTAGCGTGAATGTTGTGCCATAAACCTTTTCTTACTCCCATCTCTTTTCGGTGTAGGATTAAGGGGAGAGCCGTTAAAGCCCTCCCCCATCCATAATCGGATTAGCTGCGAATGCACTCCAGGTGCAAGCAGTTAGTAGCACGACGAATGCTAATGCCACACTCCTTCAAGAAGTGGACAGCAGAGCCGTCTACGTCAGTGGCACGCAATGCGTTTCCACCAAACCCAGGAGGTACTGAAGCACCAGCTACAGCCCAACGAACCAACTCACGGTTCTTCCGGGTAATCATGCTGACGTTGTTCTCACCATCATAGGTGCTCATGTCCAAGAAGATCATGCGATAGCTCTCCAGTGGAAGACCCGTAACAGGGTGGCGATCACTAGCAAGAGCACGTGCACCGTGATCAAACAAGGGCAAGTGACGCACAGTAATGGTGTGCCCATCGATGTGCTGGTACTGAGTGAAGAATCCACCCAAGGAGAGGTTGCGACCGCTTCCACCAACGAACGATCCGGGATCGGTGTTCTTGATGTAAGTCTGGCTTGACAGCTCATCCTTCATAGCGTTATCAAACTCTTCCATACCACCGAGGCCGGTGAAGAGAACAATGTTCATCTGGGAAGCATCTGAAGCGCCATAGAGAGCGTCACGTACAACACCCTTGAGCTTCTTAGCGGTGAGCACAGAGTATGTGTCAACGTTAGGAATCTGCTCAATCACGCCGCTACCGAGAGGAATAGCCTTGCCGTTCTCATCACGCAAGTGAATGAGTCCGTCGCCATCACGGTTGTAACGTGAGTACCACATAGCCAACTCAGTCTCCTCTTTCCAACGCAACATGTGCTGGTACTCCTCAAAGTCGTACCACAGGTTGGTTGAGCGACCACCAACGTTGAACTCGAAGTTGACCACACGGTCGGGCATGTTACCCTCGTAGCGGTATGACTTACGAATCAAGCTGATCTGGTTGCGCATTTTGGAAGGAGCGACCCAGTTGCTTTCGTTACCACGCGATCCGGAAAAAGCGTTAGCAGCAAAAATCTGAACAGCCAGCTTTCCAGACAGCTCGCTAGAGGCTACTTCTGTAGCGCTGTCGCTTGTGACCAAGTCACAGTTATACTTCCAACCTCCAGAGGTTTGAACAGGGTCACTGGTCAAACGAATCTGAGTGTTGTTGGTATCACCAAATTCCACGATGTAGTTT